GCCGAAAAGTTTGTATATGTTGCTGCTGAAGTATACAATACAGCTAATAGAAATAATATAAAGGTACGACCTCTTGCAAGCAAAACTAATAATTAAAGATGAAGTCAACGTAAAAATAGAAGGCTTAGAATTAGGAACTAGAAAGAAACTTGTAGACCGTTTCAAATATGAAATACCTGGTGCAAAATATCAACCAGCAGTTAGATTAGGCAGATGGGACGGTAAAGTAAGTTTCTTTAGTTTGGGTGGTAGCAGTTATATTAATTTACTACCCGACATTCTACCAATTATAGACGGTGATGGTTACAGTATAGAAATAGAAGATCTTAGAGACTATACTACTAAAATAGAGTTTAACGAGTTTAAAGAAGACACATTCGCGCATAAGTTATGGCCCACAGGGCATCCGGAAGCAGGTAAGCCGGTATTATTTAGAGATTACCAAGTTGAAATTATAAACAACTTTTTACAGAACCCGCAATCACTTCAAGAAGTTGCCACAGGCGCCGGCAAAACAATTATGACAGCGGCGCTATCATTGATGGCAGAGAAGTACGGTCGCAGCGTTGTTATTGTTCCAAACAAGAGCCTTGTTACACAAACTGAAGCCGACTATAAAAACTTGGGATTAGACGTTGGCGTTTACTTTGGCGATCGTAAAGAAGTGGGTAGACAGCACACTATCTGCACATGGCAAAGCCTTAATATCTTGCTAAAGAACAGCGAAGGTCGTAATAGTGAAAATGAGCCAGCCAGCCTACGTCTTATTAAAGATCCTACAGACTATATCATTGACGATCTAGTAGATGGCGTATCTTTAATCATGGTAGACGAAGTGCACATGGCCAAAGCCGATGCATTAAAAACTCTATTAACTAGTGTATTTGCACGAGTGCCGTTACGTTGGGGTCTTACAGGTACAGTTCCAAAGGAAGAACATGCAAAAGTCAGCATTTTCTGTAGTCTCGGACCAGTAGTTGGTCAACTGTCTGCTAGCGAACTTCAAGAAGCAGGCCACTTGGCCAAATGCCATGTAAATATAGTACAGCTTAAAGACCACGTTGAGTACAAGGATTACCAAAGTGAGTTGAAGTATCTAACTACTACAGTGTCACGCATTGCATATCTTGCAAGGCTAGTTGAAAAGATCAAAGAAGGTGGCAACACATTGATCTTAGTTGACAGGATCGAAACTGGTAAAATATTGCAAGCTGAACTCAGTACCTTGTTTAGTTTGCTAAGTGATAAACCGGATGTAGCGTTTGTCAGCGGAGCAACTAAGGCAACAGACCGCAAGGAAGAATACGACGATGTGGCTACAGCAACTAACAAGATTATTATTGCAACCTATGGCGTTGCTGCTGTGGGTATTAATATTCCCCGTATATTCAACTTGGTCCTTATTGAACCCGGAAAGAGCTTCGTGCGTGTCATTCAATCCATTGGACGAGGGATACGAAAAGCCGAAGACAAGGATTTTGTACAGATCTGGGATATTACTAGCTCGTGTAAGTTTGCTAAACGACATTTAACTAAGCGTAAACAATTCTACAACGAAGCTAACTATCCTTATTCAATTGAAAAGATAGATTGGCAATGAAGATTACATCTAAGGAAATTACCGCACTTGGTAATATCATAGTAACAGTTTCTACCGATTGGGACGAAGACGATAATATGACTGATTGGTGTTTAGCACACCAATGCGGTAAGAAAGTTGCAATCAGAAGATATGCATTTAAAACAGAAGCAGAGCTGACTATGTTTCGGCTACGTTGGGAATCATAAAAGGAAAACATGAGAATATTAACATTAGACAACACAAGCTACGAAATGGATCAAATCCCTGATGAGATTGATGAAGTAAGATTTTGTGTATTAGACAATAGTGACCCAAAGGATCCGGATTACTTTTATATTCCGCTAATCTTTCTAGAGAGTTTTAATAGTCCTGCATTAGTTTTACGCATAGGCGAAAGTGTTATACGTATGCCAGTTGATTGGCAACTGCTAATCGGGGAACCGGATTTTGGAGACTTGGAAGTAGTACCTTTAACTAGTATCAATGATAGGGGCTTTAGTGTATTCTGTTTTAACCCCTTAACCAGCTTTAAACCCGAGTTTAAGCCCGTCGAAATTGTTGATATATATCAAGATGTCAAATGGTACTTTCCCAAGCTAAAACCGGGTCAAATGCTAGCAGTGCCACTAACAGAAGGAAGCGAACCTCTGTGTGCATATTTTATCAAAGATATCAGCAGACAAAGCGAAGTGGTAGATTATTCAAAGTGTTGGTAATATGGGCAATTATACAGAACCACAAATTTTCGAAACTATTAATAGACTTGCACGAATCTATTTAGAAAGTTACCCAGACGACAAGGAAGGACTAGAGCGTTTCTTGCGTTGGGCGCATACACAATATGGGTACACATATGGGACAACTTAAACCGGGCGTCACCTACATTTACGAAAGCCCTGATGGCGGAGAAACTACCTATGCTAGAGAAGCAGGCACCAATGAGCGTGTACTAATTGGTGAGACCTACAAAGCACGTAGTAAACTGGATCAGATCCAAGAGGACAAACTTTGGGGTAACATTCGTCGTAAAGCAATGACCCATAAAGGCTTGGCAGAGGAATTAGAGCGTGTTATAATTTTCTACAAGCTGCTTGAACAAGAACAAAATGAAATAATGTGGCACCCAGTATGACAGATAAGTTACATATCGACTATGAAATGACTCAACTCAATTTAAAGAACAGAGACTTCTTTGATGAGTTAACAGACGACGAGAAGAAAAAGTTTAGCCCTTACTTGATGATTAGATGGTCTGCTAGTACCATTGGCTCAAGTGAAATGGAAGCATACTATCTGGCTAGTTGCAATGAAAGACTAAACAAAAACTTCTTTGATATCAGTACAGCCAAGCACAAGAAGTTTCAGTGGCTGTTGGCAACTACAGTGAGTCCGGGCATGGGCAAGCAAAGATACAAATGGCTCGCCGGCAAGAAAAAAGCTGGCCCAAAAAACAAAACCGAAGCATTATTGGTTGAATTGTATCCACATGCCAAGATGGACGAGATTGAGTTAATGTCTGAGATTAACACCTTAGATGATATTAAACAACTGGCTAGACAGCACGGGTGGGAAGATAAGAAGATCAAAGAATATCTATGAAGTTTGTGTTAAATGGCTGTAGCTATGCAGCTAACTATTATCTTGTAAAACATTTAGTTAGAAATCTAGGCTATAACGAGTTTTTCGATCTAGCCAAAGGTGGGCGTAGCAACAGGCAATTAATTAGAACCACACTAGAATACATAGAAGAACACGGCGCAGACTTTGTGCTATTGAGTTTATCATTTTGGGATAGATTTGAATCTCCTTTTATTGAGCCCGAGCTGGGCGTTGACAACTGGGTTAACTATCGCAGACAAGGCACACAAAGCGGATATATTCCTGATGGCGCAGTCTTTTTGTCGGACACAGACAACCACGACATAGATCGATACATTGGTACAAAGTATCAGTATGAAGTATCAATGAAGTGTATTGATCAGCAGATGTGCGACTTAGTCATGTTTACCGCCTACCTAGACAGCAAAAACATCAAGTACCTAATCTACAATGCATGTGAGACCAATTACGGCAAGTACTTTGACACAGTTAGTCCCAAGTACCGCACAATGATTGAGCGAAACAAACGCATTGTGCCATTGGATAAGTTTATATCCAACTTGTTCTTGTTGGAGCATGGTGCAACATGGGCAGAACCCGAGAACCAATGGCCACCTCATGCCAAGCATTATGATGGGGAATACTATGTACATCTCAACAACTATTTGTTACACTACTTGACTACGAATAATTTGATATGAAACACAAGTGCCGATACTGTAATAAAGAATTTGTAAAAGAGTCTACTCTGACTTCGCATGTTTGCGAGCAAAAACGTAGACACCAGCAACAGCACGAAACTGGTGTACAATTTGGCTTTAGGGCATATTTACGATTTTACGAACTAACTCAATCATCTACTAAACCAAAGACATATGAAGATTTTGCCAGCGGATCTTATTACACTGCCTTTGTTAAATTTGGAAGATACTGTGTTGACATTAGATGCATTAACTTTATAAATTTCACTGAGTGGTTACTAAAAAATAACAAGAAACTAGACTACTGGTGCAAGGACAGTTTATACATCGAA